TACTTGGCTGTTAAGGCTGAAGTCTTTGATGCGATTAAGTTCGCCAAAGACGGCGACGGTAACTACATGATCTTGAACCGCGATTTCCAATCTACCGATATTGGTGGTGGTATCAACAAGCGCGCAGAGAGCATTGTTATCGACGGTGTAACCGTGGTTAAATCTCGCAACATCCCCGGCTCGGACGAGTCTGCCGCCACCGACGTGTACTCTAAGTACCGTGGTGACTACAGCACGACCGCTGGTGTGATGTGGTGTCCTCAAGCTGTGGCTACGGTCAAGCTGTTGGACATCAGTATGGAAACCGAGCGCGACGTTCGCCGCTTGGAAGACTTCATGGTCTCCAAGATGTTCGTCGGACACGGCACCATGCGTCCGGAAATGGCTGTGGAATTTGCCACCGCCTAATTCTCATTCGAGAAACAACCAAGGGCTACTCCTGCTTACGCGGGGGTGGCCCTTTTTTTTGAGGTATCAGAGATGCTTACAAAACTAGATGCAGTCAACATTGTTCTCAATGCTATTGGCGAAACACCGGTGTCATCCCTGACCTCTGGTCTTCCTGACGCTGAGTCTGCTGAGTCAAAATTAGACGGGACAATTAAAGAAGTTCTGTCCAAAGGATGGCACCAAAACCTTGAGCGCTCAATTGTGATGAGCCGAAACAAGGATGGTGAGATTGTTGTTCCCCGTCAATATCTACGTGTTGACACTGTAGGGCGTGACGAGTCTATCAACGTAGTTATTCGCAAACAGTCCGGTAAACGGAAGCTGTTTGATGTAGCAAACTACTCATACAAAATCAGTAAAGATGTGGTCGTCGATGCAATCATTGAGATTGAATTTGATGCACTCACATTTGAACTACAAAACTATATTGCGATGCGTGCGGCACGTAAGTTCCAAGAGTCCGCAATGGGCTCTGCCGCACTCGATGGCTTTGCTGTTCGACAGGAACAGGAAGCATACGCGGCGTTAATGGACGCAGAGGCTGAGAGTGAGGACAACAACATCCTCCGAAACAGCGCCCACGTCTTCTACGCCACATACCGCAATCACCCACTATCTGGGAGGTAACTCATGGGTAAACTGGTCGAGCAGTCTATCAAGACTTTATATCAAGGCGTCTCACGTCAGCCGGATCCTGTGCGACTGCCCGGTCAGGTTGAAGAGGCGGATAACATTCTGGTTTCAGTCGTGACCGGCGGTATTGAAAGCCGCCCCTCTTCGCGCCACCTCCGCACCGTTGAGGGTATATCTAAGGACGACACACCGGCTGTCTACGCGTATAGTCGAGACAACCTCGAGCAATACATGATCGTCATCAACAACGGCGACCTTCGTGTGTTTGACTTGAAAGGTGATGAGAAGGTTGTGGCCTTCCCGGACGGTAAGGAATACATCACCGGACTCACGTCACAAGACGTGTCTTTCGTGACCATCGCCGACTACACGATCATTGCTAACCGCAATCTAAAGACCCGGATGTTGCCCTCGGCTTACATCCCCGTCCATGATGCATTGATCAACGTACGTACGACTAACTCATCCACCAACTACGCAATTAAGATCATCAAGGATGGTGTGACTTACAACATCTGGTCGATGACAGTTACTAACGCCCAGAGTGCTACTCAGATGGCCGACCACATCATGGCCAATACGACACTACCGCCGGGCTTCACGTTCGAACGTACCGACACCACAATCTATTTGGTTGGTGATGGCCCCTTCGAGATCCAACACCTCGGCTCAGATCCAACGTATGGTCCTTGGACTATGGGTGACGTGGTGTCCGATCGTGTTTATCTTCCGATGACTGCACCAGAGGGTTACCCTATCCGCATCGGCGGCAACATCGATGGTGACCAATATGGCTATTGGGCTTCTTATTCTAAGGCAGATGGTGGCTGGATTGAATGTCCAGATCCATACGAGCAGAACGAGTTTGACTCACGAACGATGCCTCACTGGCTTATACGTAACGCTGATGGCACATTCACCTTCCAAGAGGGTGAATACACTCCTCGGATTGCTGGTGACATTGAAACCGTCCCACACCCCGACTTTGTCAATAACGAGATCACCTCTCTCGTGTTCCACCGTAACCGGTTGGGCATCGTGTCTGGTGAGACTGTGTTCTTCAGTCAGGCGGGTAAGTACTTTAAGTTCTGGCCGGACTTCGCTACGCAGTCGTTGGACTCAGACGCCTTTGGTCTGACGGTGTCTTCAGAAACCGTGAACAACCTACAGCACGCGATCGGGTTCCGTAAGTCACTCTTCTTGACGTCTAACAAGGCGCAGTACGAAGTGTCTGGTGCACAGCTATTGACGCCTTCAACCGCGTCCGTTGACTTGTCCACCACCTACCTCACTGAGAAGAAGTGTAAGCCAATCACGTTGGGTAACACGTTGTACTTTGCGGCCCAGTCTGGTCGTGACGCTATCGTGTTCGAATACCAGTACGACGATAACTCGGTGTCTAACGTGGCGGCTGACGTCACGCTACACGCGCTTGGTTACATCCCGGCCCCAATCATTCGCATGACTGGTGACCCTACTAACGATATGTTGATGTTGCTGGCAGAGCGGGATCGCTCAAGTCTGTTTATCTATAAGACATACGTCGATGGTGACACCAAGGCTCAGTCTGCTTGGGCGCGCTGGACCTACGGTGATGACGCTTCTATCAAATGGATGGAGGTTATCGATGGTGAGTTGTACATGATCCTATCGCGTGGTGATAGTGTCTTCTTTGAAAAGACGTTCTTACGTTACGAACTCTCACAAGAGAAGCACCCCTATCAGATCTCTATGGATCGTCAGGCGACCGTTGCCGGTGTTTACGACCCCGCAACTGATACCACGACATGGACCACACCCTACCCACATCGAGACAAGTCACGCGTTGTTCTATCGACTGATTTTCCTGATGGACTTGTTGGTGAAGTGTTAACTGTAAAGTACCCAACACCCACAACAATCACGACAAACGGTGATTACACACTAGGTGATGTGATAGTTGGGGAGGTCTTTACGTCTCGTGTGCTTCTTTCAAAGATGTACCCACGAGATCCGCAGAACATGAGGACAACCATTACAAGTGGTCGTTTTCAGCTTCGGAACATAACATTTAACTACAAAGAAACCGGCTTCTTCAAGGTGGAGATAAAGCCTGAGTTCCGCTCAAGCAGAACCCACGCCTTCACTGGTCGTATTGTTGGCTCTGGTGACAGCCGTATTGGCATCCCGGCAATCTCAGCCCTCGGAACATTTCGAGTACCTGTGATGTCTCGTGGCGATACGGTCAAGCTGACCATCTTAAATGACTCAGAAAAACCAATGAACATTACATCAATCGACTACGTCGGATTCTTTAATGAACTAACCAGACAGGGGTAAACATATGTGCACTGGCGCAGAACTAATGCTTTTGCAGATTGGTACCTCGGCTGTTGGTGCGATGGTGGCTATGGATCAGGCGGACCAAGCCGCCTCCCGAGCAAACCAACAAGCACAAGACACATACAAAGCGGCCGAGGAGCAAACCAAGGCTCAGTATGCCGAGACCAATCGGAAGCAAGCAGAAGCGGCCATCGATAAGATGGATCAGCAGTCCGACAGGATACGTCAGGCTAACGAGGCTCTGGGCACCATGCGTGCCACAGAGACCGCGTTGTCTGACTCCAGCCTTGGGACAATTCTGTTCGAGAGCGCATATGGTGATGCTCTCAACTACACACGCATCGATGAGTCATTCCGCCGTGAGTTTGCGGCTCTTGAGACCGAGAAGTACGCGGCTGAACAGTCGTACATCAATCGAACAACTCAGGCCAAGAACCAAGCTGAGAATGCAATCATGGAATCCAATGCTCGTAAGACAAGTGCCATCCTCGGTGCCGTCGGGTCTGGGTTGCAATTTAAAGCACAAGATGTGGCAAATACAAAGATGTTAAACACCATCTCTGGTATCAAATCATAAAGGAGTAGTGTTATGGCACGAATGGCTAGGACACAGACAAACATTCAAAGCGCAGGTGGCTTGGCTTCTGTCTCAACACAACGCTTCAACCACGTTGTTCCAGAGGTGGCTGGAGCCTCAGACGGTAAGGATCCGTTTGCTGGTGATCTGACCAACGCCTTCAATAACTTCTTCGGTAAAGTCAGCGGGGCCATCTCCTCGATGCAACAGGCCGACCAGTTCGTGAGGCAAGAGGACGCTAAGAAATACGCAACCAACATGAAGCAAGAGGCGTTCGCCTACGGTAATCGGCAGTCCTCCCTAAACCAAGGGATGACCCGGGACCAAGCGATGACGACGCTTCAGAACGATCCCAACATCACAGAGGCACAGCGGAATAACACCCACTTCCTCACAGCCTATGCTCAGACAGTTGGAAGCAACACAGGTAATCACCTGTACGCAGACTTCAAGTTGGCACAGGCGGGGCAGAACCCAGCCACCTTCGAGGCCAACGCGGCTAAGTTTTGGCAGGAGAACTACGGCCAAGGTACGGGTGATCCAACCTTCGACTCCTATATGCAGGAGGCGTGGACGCGTAACTATGAGAATGATCGTGTTGAATCCGCAAAGGCTGTTGTCACTCAACAGCGGGCGCTGACAAACGAAGCAATCAACACCAGTGTTGACCTTCGTGTCGGACAGTCTGACTTCGGTCTCACTGACATCTCGACAACGTCAGACGCACTGCGGGCTAACAACCCAGCACTGACGCCCGGTACCGCCATGTCTATGGCGTTGGGTATGTATAAGAATGCGGCGGTTGCTGAAGGTCCTCGGGCCACGCAACGCTTTCTAGCACTACTACACCAACAGCCCAGCGCTGGTGTGACGCCTGAAGGTGAGCCGGTTTCTGGTCAATCTTTCGCACAACAGTTCCCCACTCAGACAGCACAGATTGAGATGGAGACTGAGCAACTGACCAACGCGTATATCACACGCGCAGGTCAAGAGCGTGTGCGTGCTGTCTCTACGGCCTTCACGCAGTTGATGGCCTCAGACCCTGATGAAGCGGCGCAGTTACAAAACCTAGCCACATTCAAGCAAACCCAGTTGGCGGCTCTTGAGAGCCAGCCCGGCATGGGTACGGCCTATGAAACACTTCGTAAGCAGATTGAGACTAAAGAGAACGAGTTGATCAACTACGGCGTTGGTATGAACCGCATGGATGCTCTGGCCGCTGGTCAAGTGTCTGGTGGCTTAGATGCAACCGAGACAAAGAAATATGCTTCGGAGTGGCTACAACGGGAAGCTAACCTAATCACCGGTAATCCCAACATGGGTGATGCCGCTGTGTCCGAAAGGGCCGGCACTTTCCTGAAGCACGTGTACGACAACTTCGGCACTGCCGCCCTCGATGGTGATACTAAGCAAATGATCTTGCGTGGTGTCATGTCAGAAGATCCAGCCGCCGCCGCGCGTACGGTTCAAGCACTTCAGGTCATGGACCCTTCAGGTCGTATTGGTCGCGCTTTGCTTGCTGATGACTCAATGGCTTTGGCTAAGTTCAACGCCATGACTAACGGTGGTGTTCCTACTGGTGACTCGTCGATGACAACGTCAGCGGTTCGTTTCAGTGTGCAAACTCAGGCCGGTGTTGAGTTAATCAATCGTGCCGGAGGTATTCGTAAGTTCTTGTCGGGTCAAACTGACGCGGCAAAAGCAAACACATACTTCGACGATAACTTCGGTGCGTCAGCCCGTGCGGATGCTCTGGATGCGGCTCAAGGTAATCGTCACTGGTTTACAACCCCATCACTTGGTGCGGCGGTTGATAAAGCAATGCAAGATAACATTGAAGCTGTGACGGCAGAACGTGCTGGGCGCGGTGCAAGCATTGATGACCATGAAGGTATTCTTCGCGAGGCCGCACAGCGGACGTCGTCAGGTGTCATGTACGACAACGGTGTTTACAGTCTCATCACTGAGACGCCAGCTATTCGTAGAGACGCCGAAAACAAACTGATCATTCCTCTTGGTAACGCTATTCGCAACCCCTCAACAGGGGCGGCGGAGGACACCGTAGAGACTATGCGTAACGACATTGAACTTGTCACCACGGCCATGTCAAACCTGACTGACGCCAACGGTAACACCTTCTCCGATATGTACTATGAGTCACCACGAGACCTCGCAGAGATCAATGGTCGCTTGTTGTTCAACGGCGCTACGCGCTCAGTCGTGTCCTTAGATGTTGGTGTGCCTTTGACCATGCAAGAACAATTCCGAGAGGATGGTTCACGTCGTGGTTGGTTCTCTCGCTGGGGCACTGACAACATTCAACTAACTGGTGATCCTGCGCGTGATCAGATCTTGGTAAACCGTTACATCAACCCGGCAATCAGCCTACGGCCTGTCCGGACAATGGTTAATGATGGTCAGGGAAATGTCAGTTCACAGGTTGTTTCATATCAGATGGTCTTAACACCACGCCTGACAGGAACGACCAAGATGACTGAGGCTGAACTGCAAGAAGCGATCATCAAGGATCCAAGAAACGCTCAAGCACACTTTGATGAATTGATCAACAGGTACGAGGGGATGAACATCGCCCCGTAATTAACAGGAGTAATTATGCAAACACTATCGGGTCATGCCAAAAACTCAAAAGTAGATCTAACCCGTCTACAGGGCATCACAGACCCAACAGTGTATCGGGCGGAGTATCACAAGGCTATTCGTGAGAATCTTCAGTCAGGGGGTTTTCTCCCTCCGGCTGAAGGTCTCACGACCCCTGTGCAAGACGCTAACGATACGGGGTCATTTTTCAAAGATACCGTTAACAAGATCACCAACTATGCCGGGGTGAAAGCCTTCGACACCAAGGGTGAGTCTTATGAAAAGAACCGCTTCAACTTCATTACGGCTGAAGAAGGCTACCGTGACGGCGTCTATAAAGACTCTCGTGGTCTCAGAACCATCGGCTATGGCTTCAACCTAGACGATCCAAATAACTTTGCGATGGCCGGTAAGGTGCTAAACCTTTCACCAAAGCAAATGAGTGCTATCCGCAATGGCCGTCAGAACATCACCGTCCGACAAGCACAAGTCTTGTTTGAGGCTAGTGTTGGTCAAGCTGAGAACGTAATCAACACGCGTCTCAAAGGCGTCCCACTTCGAGCCAACCAACGCATGGCCCTTGTATCTATGGCCTACAACAGCCCATCGCTGATTGGACCAAAGATCACTAAGGCCTTGAAAGAAGGTAATGGTGAGGCGGTGATGCACGAGATCCTGAACAACTCAAACCGCCGCAAGATTCGTGGTCTTCAAAAGAGACGCGAACGTGAGGCGTCAATGTTTACAGGACACTCTAAAGAGACACCCAACCTTTCAGAGATGTTTGGCATCTCGACCGCAAACGCGGCCACCATAACACCTGCCAAGCGCCCGCCTATACTGCCGAGCCAAGATAACTCTGACGACGTCCTCGATCCAGAGGCCTTCGCCATCGAACAGGCAAAAGCAATCACCTACGCCAACACCAAGGTTTCATTCCAAGGTCAAGACGTCTTCAAGGCTAATGGTGAGAAGGTGGTGGGCACTGAGCACGCAGGTGCGGCACATATGCGTATGTTCTTGAACGATATGTACCACAGCGCCCACCGCCGGAATGCGCAAACTAACTCTGACATGGTTGATGGAATTCTGAAGCAACCAGAACGTAAGACACTCATAGACTTTGACCAGACCACGTACGACGCTTCGTACTTCTCTGGGCCAGAACTGAGCGCCCTCTACTCTGTAATTGGTCGCTCTGCCCGCCGCCTTGGTAATACTCGTAAAGGCTATGTCACGTACACCAACGACGACAAGAAGGGCCCTGACGATTACGAAAAGGGTATGCGAGATGTTGCGTGGAGTTCTAACGAACTGAACCTGACAGGCGGAGACTCCGAAGCTGTTATGAAAAAGACACTCGGCCAGTTCTCTTGGGAAGTTAACAAGCAAGGCGAACTGATCGTCACCGACCGCTACAACTTCAACGACGGCGAAAAGATCCAAGCGAAGCACAACACTGACTCCGCAAAGGCTCTTCAGTTTATGAAGATACTTGGGGCTTGGGCGACGCGTAAAGACGTCGGCTGGTACGGCGTCGTTCGTGGGTATGCCGCACTTTACGGCTCACGCGAGGGCGAAGGTGCCTCGTTCAAAATCAATCTTGGAAAAGTTGATCTTGGAAAGGTGGTGGGTAAGCGCCGATCAAAACCAAATAGATAGGAAAAACAATGGGTCAAGTTATAGAAATGGATCCGTCCGCATTGCCGGTCGAACTTGCTAACGCAAATACACGACTGGCGATGAGCGGCAGTGATGTCGGCACAAAGACTGAAGGCCAAGGCTTCTTCGCAAACGTAGGTGATACCTATATGCATGAAACTTGGATTGGTCAGCTTGCACAGCACGGCCTGTATCGTAAGGATCAGGACACACTCTCGTACACCTTTGAACAACCGTTAAACGTCTACAAGTACTTTGACGACAACCAAGAACAGTACGCAAAACTACGACCCCTCCTACTAGATGGTGCGTTCGACGACGTCTTCAGTGAAGAGCAGTTCCAAGACCGCGCTAAACGACTATCAGAAGAGATGGCCGCGCGTGAGCGGATCGCCGAGGGTAGTGGCGGTGGTGCATTCGTTGGTGGACTGTTGTCCATCGCGGACATCTCCACACTGGTGCCCGGCCTTGGTATTGCGAAGAAGATCAACACAGCTACACGGATTGGTCGTATCTTGACTAGCCGTCCTGTGCGTGGTGTGGGAATGGGCGTGTATCAGTCTGCCGTACAAGAGGCGGGTCTCCAAGCCTTCCAAGAACTACGTACGTTTGAAGAGTCTGCCATTAACACAGCAATCGCTGGTGGCTTTGGTGGCTCCCTTGGAGTCCTCGGTGCCGCCATACACCCCGGCTCACTCCTTCACCCTAGCAACCCCAACTACGTCCTACGCCCTGAGAATAAGGTCGTGATGGGTGTTAAGGCCCTCGGCTCACGTGTGTCTGAAAGCCCAGCTTTCGCCCCTGTGATCCGA